CGGAGTTGAGCAGCTTGCCGGAGGAGATGCGGTCTCCTTCGATGAGTTTGTCCTGGTACAGGTTACGCACCTCCTGTGCGTATTCCTGCAGGGTTGCCATCACATTTTCAAGGTTGAGCAGTTCCATTTCTAATTCCTCCTTTTCCATTCCTCCAACTCCGCCTTCTCCTTCTCCATCTTGTCCTTCCGGTAGGAAATGATGTTCAGAAACTCAATCGCAGTCATCCGGAACACCTCATCCCAGGAGCATCGGCAGGTCTCGGACACGGCATCCACATTGGCTATCCATCCCCATTTGTCTTGAAAGCCTCTTCCTGCTCCCGTATCCTCTCCAGGATCTTCTCCTTCTCCGTCCCCTCCGGCATCTTCTCCGCCTCCTCCCTGGAGTAGTTCAACATATCCTTGATTGATTCGTTTAACGAGATCAAAAAAAAAGCACATATGGTCACCCCGTCCGTCACGGACATATCCTCACGGATTGCCCTCTGCACCTCAAGGATGTCATAGTCCTCGTTGTACCTCTTGCCCTTGGGAACGAGGATGACGGAGAGGAGTTCCACCATATGGGCATCCATATCCCCACCGAGGGATTGAAAGTCTATGTATTGGGCGGTAACGAGTTTGCGGTAGTCCAACACCGGAACGAGTTCCCACTCGCCCACGATGTATTTCTTCGCCACCTGCCTCTGACGGAATCCCTCTGCGGTGAGGAATCTCGCTTTGGCGGAGAGTTCGGTGAATTCCGGAAGGGGAAGCCGGAGGATGTCATCCTCGGATGCCCCGGTGAGGAGGGAGAGGACGGAGATGTGCTTGTCAATGTCCTCCACCCCTTCCTTCTTCTGCACCTCCTGGATCTCCAGGAATGTGCCGATTTTGAGTTTGTCGAAAGAGTCAATTATGTCCATATCGTTTGCGTGAGAATGAAATGCTATATTGCCCGTATCCGGCATCCCTGCCGAATCGTGTCCAGGTTGCATAGCGGAGTGCATCCAATAGATGATTCCACTTGTCTATGGGTTGGTTTAGGTTATTGCCGTCCTTGTCGGTTGCCCAGGTGTAGTTCCGCAGCTCACGGATGAGGTTGATGGAATCCTTCGTGACCATCAGCTTCCACCCCTGCATCCATTGGAGTTGGAAGAGCAGCTTGTCTGACTTGACGGGTGCATCCTTGTCACAAGGGATGACCTTGAATCCCGCCTCCTTGATGTCCGCAATGGATTTCGGCTCGGCACAATCCGCATAGATCTCCGTACCCCGTCCGATGCCGTCCGCCTGGAGGTCTGCGATGATGTGCTTGTTCTGCATATGGGTTTGGTAGCACCTCTCCCTGCAGTAGAGGATTTTCTTCCGGTGGTCGGCAAGCACCTGCACCCTGGCGGTTGGATCGTTGGTGAAGCCGAAGTCAAGTCCCTGGATTTCGATGAGGTTGCCGTCCTTCTCCGGCAGGGTGTCAATCTGGTCGAAGGAGTAGATGAGTCCCTCCAGGCTTCCCTCCTCTCCGAGTCCGTAGACCTTCCACCAATTGGCATCGGACTGGTTGTCCTCAATCTCCCGGATCTGCATCTCGGTGAGGAAGGGGTTGTCCTTGTAGGTGGACTTGATGAGGATGCAGTTGTCCTTGGACTCAATCTTCTCTTGTATCCAGCAGACCGATGCGGGGTTGTAGTCAATGAAGATGACTCCGGAGGTACGCACCGCCATCTGCCGGAATATCTCCCAGGGAATGTGGTTTGCCTCGTTCACGAAGAGCCTCTTTCGTTGTGAGCCGTGTACCTTGAGAGGAGAGTCCGCAGACCAAAACTCCAACTTTGCCCCGTTGTCATATGTCCAGGTGTGGTTGGTCTCGCTCCAATGGGAGTCACCGATGAGAGGATGCCCCACGATGGACTCAAAGTCCCTGATCGCACCCTTGGCGAGGTGCGGATAGGTCTCCGAGACCACCGATGTGATGTCACCCGGCTTGTCCACCTTGGGGATGAGGAGATGCAGGAATTGGAGGGTGGAGTAGGTCTTGGTAGACCGAGTTCCGCCCTTGTTGGAAATGTAGCGAGGCTTTGCTTTATAGGCATCGTATAATTTCCAAAACACCCTGCTGAATCTCTTGTCCGCCATCAGTCCTCCAGGTCTTTGATGTTCTCAAGTTTCTCCTTCTGCTCCGGAGTCTCCACGATGATGCGGTCAATAGGCTCTCCACCGGAGGTGATGTCCTTCTTGTCGGCAAGACCGAGCAGACGGGACACGATGTTGGCATTGAACAAGCCGATGGATGCTCCCTTCAGTTGGAATTGCTCAATGTAGGTCGCAATGTGGTCTTTGACTATAGAATAATCTTCCGGCAGTTGATTCCACCAGGCTCTATAAGTGCCGAGGTAGATGCAGAAATCACCGATGGAGATGGGGTGCGGATGCACCACCCGGCTCTCCTTCTCTCCCCTGTGTTCATCGTACCGGGAGATGTCCGTCTCCTTCTCCACGATGGGACGGGAGAGGCGGTCATTGATGTATTCCTCAAACAATTTCAAGAGTTGTGCGGGTGTGTATTTCCTCGGTCTCCCTCTTTGGGGATGGAACGGAACGAAAAGGTTGTCCATAGTCTATCCTCCCAGGTATTGCTTTTGTCTGCCCATTTCGATTTCTATCTCACGGAGGAGGGATTCATCACCGGGATTGGGCAGGTAGATCCCATTGTCTGCACCCCACCTCTTGAATCGGTCAATAGCCATTGACATCTCACTTGTTGTGAGGTCTGCCGATGACCGAATGACCTGCACCTTTCCGCAATAGAGGTCGGTGACCTCCTGGACAAAGATGTCCGGGTTGACAAGCCTCTTGAAGTATTGCTCCTTTGTGAAGGCGAGGGTGTTACCCGTGTCCATTGCCACCACACCGAGGAGCAGATGCAGATAGGAGTTTTGATTCCTTGAACGGAAGGTCTTTGTGGTCAGCTCGACCACCGCAGACTTGTCCAGGCAGTCCTCGCACCGGGCGAGGAAAGCCTTCCGTTGGAATTCGTTTGCGAGGTTGTAGGTCATTCCGCCTTCTTGGATTTCTTGGTCTTGGTCTTGACTGCGATGTGCTTGACCTCAAACACCTTTACCTCCTCCTCCGCCTTGACCTCCTTGGTGGCGAGTGCCTCCATCTCCGCCTTGTCCTTGTAGTAGGCAACGGCAACCGCCTTGACCAGGTTGTAGATGCAATGCCCGCACCCGGTGTTGAGACCGAGGGCAGATCCGGTGGCGGACTTGAAGATGCGGTGCATCTCGGTGAGTGCCACCCGTCCGGGGTTGCGTGTGTAGTTCGCTTTCGTTGCGGTGTGGAAATACTGCTCATACTTGGAGAGTATCTCCATCTCTTCCTTTGAGAATGTCATTGTATCGTGCTTTAAAGTTGTTCCATATCTCTATGATGTCCCGGTAGGCTGACGGGACTGCGAGGGCATCCTCCATCTTCTGCCGATAGCGGATTATGGTGGAGTGGTCTTTCCGGCAGAGCATCCTTGATACTGCGGAGAGGGAGAATCCCTCCTGGAGCAGTTGGTATCCCACCATTGCCTTTCCCCACACATCCTCCTGGTCACGGCAGAAGAGGTTGACCTTCCGTCCGGTGACCTCCTGGTAGATGTCAAGGAGGTCGGCTGCGTGTCCGTAGTCTATGCCCTTGACATTGGCGGTGAGCCGTGCGATGAGCTGCTTCTGCTCCTCCGGTTGGAGGGCGAGACATTGTTGTATGAACTGCTCGGTCATCTCGGCATCAGCTTGTCGGTTATCCAGGAGAGCCATTCCCTAATAAATATCATTGCCTGTCCGATTGGAACTGACAGGAATGAGAGGAGTGCGGAGTAGGCTATGACCGGGAGGGAGAGTTCACCCTTGATGAGTGCGTAGGTGAGGCACACCCACCAGGTCATACATAGGGAGCAGTCGAACGGCTTGATAGGTCGGAGGTGTGTTTCGGTAGTGTGCATCCTCCGTGCGAGTGCCGACCTCCAGGACTGCGTGAAGCCGGAGAGGTCTACGATGTAGATGGTGACGGATGCCACCAGGAGGAGCTGAAGGTATATGCTCATAGTTCGATGCGTAGTGATTCGATGCTTTCCGCAACGAGGGAGAATGCTTGCATAAATCCCTCCCTCTTGCCCTTGAAGTATTCCCTGTCCATCGGAGTCAGTTCGGAACATTGACCGAGGTATTTGTCAATGCACCCGGCTCGTTGGAGAAGCACCCTCCGGATGGTTTTCTCTTTGCGTGTCATTTGTTGTATTCCGCTAAAACGATTTTCCTAATTCTGATTATCTCCCTGCGAAGAGTCATATGCGAGAGTCCGAGTTTCGCACCCACCTTCCGGTAGGACTGATTGTCCACATACAGGAGGAGGAGAGTCTTGTCCGCCTGGGAGAGTTTCGTGTCGATGATCTCCTTGAGCCGTGCGACCTTCGGATCGTCCGGGTTGAAGATGCCCGGATCGAATGCGTATTCGGCTTTTATCTGCCGATATTCGTTGACAACCTCCGCAATCATTTCTCGTTCCAGGGTTTGAAGTGCTTTGCGATGGACTCTATGTCCGCCTCGCCTATGTCCCAATTGACCGGGATGGACACCGACCTCTCCTGGAATTTCCGGTAGAGGGTGTGGAAGGGTGACCGGGTGCTTCGGTATTGGTTGAGGATGATTCTCGCCAAGAAAAAGTTGATCTCGTTGTTCTCCCATAGGTCTTGAATCTTGTTCTCATCGTATTCCAGGATGATGAGGTAGACCATTTGGCAGAGGTCTTGGAGGTCGGGAGTCAATGCGTGATGGCAGATGCTCTCCACCATTGCCTCCACTCTCCTTGACTTGGCGAGTGTCTCCACTATCTCGTTCCTTGTCATTCTTCCATTAAATAGTCCGGAGGCGGATTTTGTCACTCTATTCCTCGCCCATTTGGATTAGGAAGTAGAAGAATGCGGTGATGAGGGCGAATGCGATTGCTACAGGGGCACCGGGTGCGTACCTGCCGAGAACGAAGATGGTGGTGATGATGAGTGCGAGTCCGAGGGTGATTCCTACGGACTTGGCGAGTCTCCGCCCGTTGATGCTGCGGAGTGCTTCGATGAGTTTCTTGAGTTTCATTGTTAGTGCTATTAAAAAGGGTGCGGTGGGTGCTGACCTAAAACTTAACCTATGCATATGAAGAAGTGTGAAGAAGAATTCCGCCCTGCGGAGATCTCTCCCGGCTTTTCCGCACCCGGTTGTTCATTCTTGTGGGAATACCCGGAGGCATTTAGATCCGAGGAGATCCTCAAGTGGAAGGATGCTCCCGTCCTCCATCGTGACAACCAGGTCACCCTGTTCGCTTTGGGAGATGATGCCGTGATGGTCTTTGTTCACACCCCTCCACCCAATGGTATCTCCGATCTTCATTTCTTTTCCTCCGGCTTGGGGTAGAGTTTCTCCAGGAGTCTGTCAGTCATCTCAACGGACAGGTCAACGAGCTGACCGAAGTTGTCCTGGTCTTTGGGGTAGGCGAAGCCGTTGCCCCTGCAGAGTGAGGTGAGGATGTTGACTGCGATGCCCTCCCTGCGTTGTGCGAAGTAGGCGAGTCTTTTCAGTTCCAACTCTTCCTTGGTTGGAGTTGCCGGAGGTACAACCTTCATTGGTTTGGTGGGTTTGTTTGCCATAACTTATTGTATTTGAATTAGTAATGTGTTATTTCAGTGAAAGGATCGGTGGGGAAGAATATGCCATGAAAAAACTATTTGACCGTTTGAACTTGAAACCCCTGCGGAGTGTACACCCGGCTTTTCCGATCCCTCGCATTCATCGGTTGATTGCCTTTGGATCTGCCGTCCACCTCTTGCAGGTGTCCTGCGGTTGGTGCTTGGCATAGTTGCGTGATGCGTGGCAGTAGCCGTAGAGTGTTGTTGTCCCGTTCTCCTGGGATGCCATCAGTATTCTCTTGTAGTGCTTGCAGGTGTCGCAGCAGCCGTGATGTGTCTCGTTCATAGTGTCAGAAGATTGAGAGTTGAGATCCGACCTGCTCCTTTCCGAGGATGAAGTCGCAGATGAAGTTCCGTGCGTAGTCCGGGGAGATCATTGAACGATCCTCGGAACAAAGTCCCGCCTTGCTTGCAGACCTTTCTTTCATAATTATCTTTTGTTTCTTGTCTCTTTGCTCGGTAAACCCGTGTGTCGGCTCGGAATTTACAAACCAATATGCAGTCGGCTTGCGAAAGTAATCTCCCCGTTGTTGTCTATTCATATCCACCAATGTCGGTGCGGAAACAAAGTTCGCTTTGAGGAAGGTCTGCTCACTCCAGGGATTCTCCATTATCAGACGGATGCCTTTTTGGTGTGCTACCGACAACATCTTCACGGCAAGCGAAAAGAAATATTCTCGGTTATGAGACCTCTCAAGTATGGCATCAGTCTTTTCTTTCATAGTCATTTTGCGATAGTTCACGCAGTTGAAACTGAAAGACATCTGCGACAATGCGGAGAAGTATATGCAAGGAAAGAATGCCATTATCAAATCATCGTAACTGATTGAATCAAAGATACTTGCCCCCCCTCATAGGCTCGTTCAATCTCGGAAAAGAGGTCGATCTTGTGGTCGGTCTCTCCGAAATTGTCCTGGATGTCATAGTCCTCCGCAGGGATTCCGAGTTTGATGAATTCCCGCTTGAATGTGCCGGACTGCTCAAAGAAGCAATGTACCTTACCTTTAATTTCCATCGTGTGTTCCTTTAAAAACCAGGAGGAGTT